GAAGGATATCAGGAAAACGGCTGACGGCTAAGCAAGCCGCACCGGAAGCAAGGACCACGCCTCCCGATCAAGATAAACCTTACCAACAGTCTCTGCCGAGCAGGCAGAGCTGAGGTAAGAGGATTCTAGATCTGGGTTTTCTTCCCACAACTTATAGATTAGGCTACCGCTCTTATCGGAGAGATCCGAGTAAGAGTGTACTCTCTGTATAACCTTTTGAGAGTAGCTCTGGGTATGCCTATTCCATTTGGGTGAACATTCATCCCAATCACTCCAGATGCAGCCCGAAACACCAATTGGGCCGCGGAGGAATGAAGGGACGATACTCTTGCATTGTCTTACGACATCACTCCAGTATCTGTCAAGGTAACGACCTTGATTTGAATGCCAACCGATCACATTATTGTGTAGGACTATAACATCCGACACAGTTTCTGGGATCTTACGTAGGTAGAAAGGTGTCACGTCATGACCATTGAAATAATGGCCACCGCAGCTTTCGCGAAACGGGCCAGCGGAAAAGCTCTTAGAGCTGTTCAACTGGAAACCGCAGAACGAAAGAACGTCAGTCAGATGGCTGGCGTAGCGGCTGTGGATGATAATATCATCCCCATAGACGCGGACAACAGGCTCCTTCTCACTCAACGCCCGAGAAATTCCGTAAAATAGGAGAGTCTCGAGTTCGAAGGTGTAACCATTTCCCATGGAAGAAATCTTCTCATAGGTAACGGTACGACCGTCGAGCTCACCCACCGGAGAACGTGTAGCCATGAGATGGCGACACCATTCATCGGGAAGGAGGGCTTCACATAAGGCCATCGACACAGAGTCACTCGCTGCACTTAGATCAAGTGTGGCAAATGAACCTGTTAGTGACCCATGTCGAGCCAGGTTCTGATTTAGAACCTGGGCGTCGGGAGTGAGTAAGTCATGTCGTTGTAAACGACGCCTGATCATGCGACCGATACCCTTCTGGAAAAACATATTCCAGTCAGGTTCGATTGCGATTATACGATCAGTCTTGAATGACTTAGGGACAGTGGTAACCCTATTGCCTTTAACCAACTCAATGTCGGGTAAAGGCTGACTACTCCACTTTCTGAAGGCGGAGTAGTAAGGGACTGCTTCAGCGGTGATGTGGGATGACAAGTCCCACTTATTTTGCTGACTTGACGACTTACGTCGCAAGCTAGTCGAGGCGCCCGGTCCGAATCCACAGAGTTCAATGAACTCATTAAGATCGAACCGGCCCAACACTGAGCCAATCAGCGCCCGTGCACGTAACAACGTCGACCTGTGAGAACAGGTTTTGTTGAAAAGGTCCACGAGGCGAGAGTTTGACCTAGCGCAGGACTCCTCTGCATCCCAGAACTTCATACAGGCGGCATCACGCCGCCGGTCTGAGGAGCCGGGAGTTTGGAATTTGCTTAGGCATTCAGCCCGCAAATACCAGTCGCTAAATTCAGACACGTCCTCAGAAGAGAACGCAAAAGATCGAGCAACATCAAGCAGAAGAGGATCTACAACCCCCGAAGTGCCAAAGAGCAGAGCTCTTTGGACCAGGAGAGGTAGTCGCGCCTTTTCACCGAGCGCGTGAGAACGATTTATTCTTGTTCGCACTATTCTTACTCCTATAAGGATTTAAGAAACGACAGATCTAGCAACGCTTCACCCTAACTGCTTAAGCAGTGGGCTGAACAAGGTTGGTAATGCTCGACTGGAATTCAGCCGATGCCACCAAGTCCTTGATGCGGAGAGCAAGATCAGTACGCTCGGCAGTCGACCGCTTCGCGCCTACTTTGACGACAATATCGACGATGGATTCGTCGAGCATCTCGCCAACGCACGCGCACGACGAGTCGGCAGCTGCAACGACGGGGACCTTCAGTTTCCAAGTGACCGTGTAACGATTGGTAGCCTGGCCAACGCGACTCGTGAGATACGAGAACGCAGTGGCCATACCGCCGCTAGTTTCACGGTAGTTGGAAATAGCCTGAAGAAGTCCCGCGAAGTTGTACGTCTTGGTGTTGAGCGTAATAGCCATTTTATAATGGTCCTGTTAGTGAAGGCACTCAGTGCCTATCTTTCACAAGAGCGGTGGGAACCTAACGAGTGCGAACTCGTGAAGGCGAACCAGCGACCTGCGAAAGGACGGAAAGGGTATTAGCCATTTGGTTAAGACCCATCTGTACACGAACGGCTGGGAGAATGGGGGGAATAACCCTTCCATCTAAAACAGATCTAACGAAATTGCCAGCGTTGAGTCGAAACTCAATCGAGGGCTTTCCGTAGATATGGATAGATGGATCTCCCGTCCTAAGGTCATTTTGACCAGAGTGTACAGCTCTTTGAATGCGGCTGACTGAACCCTCAATGAATTGAGAGCCATCGTCATCCACAAACATCGAGTCAAGCCAATCACCGACGCCGACAACATAGTCGACCATCCATGAAAAGGCGGTTACCTCCCACAAAACCGAGGCTGGATTACCCAGACCTAATTGGTTAATTGTGCGAGTCGCAGTTAACGGCAGACGATAGATAGCAGAGATATGCATTGAAGTGGTGACATCGATACCGGAGAACATCCGGTAGCCGTATTCACCATCAATCGTTGCAGTCTTCCTATCAGAGTCTGTCGCGCCGGCGCGAATTTTGAAAACTCCTTCTAAGGAGTGATCAAAAATTGCGTCAGAGAGAGCTTGCCCAGCATCCTGAATATCAGAGATGAGGGGCTTGATCTCAAACTGCGCCTGGAGCCATCGATCGCGGACTTCTTCGAGTCCTTTCTCAGTCAAGTAATCTCGACGGAGTTTCCCTGAGCGTGTACGTCTCGAACCACGGATGGTTTGAGAAATACCTCTAAGGTAGCGAGCAACAGCACCACGTGATGCGCCAACACCCGATGCGATGGAGGAGACTGCAGAAGCAATCTCCTCCGCAGCACGGGTGACTCCCTTGGCGGTATCACGTGCTTCACCAAGAGCAGCACCCAATTGAGCTTTGCCTTGAGCAAGCTTCTTAAAGAAGTTTGCCCTGGCCCTATTTTCGATATTTATCGGAAAAGGGCCGGCATCGACTGCAAATGGGGCAACGGTGTTGAGGAAGGATCCAAGCCCTATATCTAGGACGGCGGATCCATCGACAACAATAGTAGGGTCACCAATGACCCCGCTACGCACGCGCGCTTTCTCATCGAACCATAAATGGTAGAATGGGAGAGGTGCGCGTGTACCGTTGGGACGAACAGGCGATGTGGTAGACCTTGGTCTGATACGACGTATCAGTCCGCTCGGATTGAAATCCGAATAAGGTGTACCAGTACCCGGCGGGTCCGCCAGAGTCCGACGAAAACCGGACTGGCGCTCCGCCGTGGTATAAGCCTGGTTCTGCTCAGGTGTTGTCATAGCACGACTGCCTTAGGCAACCTCGCCATGATTGTC